TGTGCGTGGCTGTCTCAGCTAGGCTGGCTGTGCGGCTTTGGCCTTTGCTTGAGGCTATCTTGGCCAGCTTTGTGTCTACGTATTGCTTAAGCTGGAAGTCCTCTGTCACGCTCACACTGTAGGGCAAGCATGGGGAGGGCGGCAACGAAATGGTTTTGCGAACTAACTAAACACCCCACCCACGAAAACAGGCCTCTACGCTAGGCGCTCGTTAGGTATAAACTAGCGATTTAATTTCGAGCACTAACTTGCGCGTTTTAGTGCGGCCTGTCCTGCGCGTGTTCTTAGGCTGATCGTTGCGGGGAATCCATTTGCAGTTACCGGGCGTATAGTTCCCGTTGCAATTCACGCGCTCGATCGAATAGCCTTGCGGGCGTTTGCCCATGTCTGCGGCGAAGTTATTGAATCCGTCTTTACTGCGCCTGTGCCAGCGGTCGCAGACTTGAATGCCTCTTGCGCCATACCAGCGATAAGATTTGCAATAAGCATCGTAGCAACGGTTGTGCATGGCGTACCAGCTTGCGTAAGTGCCGTTTAGCTCGCGCCTGCGGGCCTTCTGTGCTTCGCGCTTGGCTTGTCGCTCTAGCTTGGCGTTGCGGGCTTCTGTGTGCCGTTGCTGTGCGCGGTCTTTGGCCTCTTGCCGTATCCGGCCACTGGCCTCGCGCATCAGGCAACCGCACGACGATGTTTCGGGGAACAATGTAACCAGTGGCGGGCGCTTCTCGCATAGCGTGCCGCAATCGCATTGGCAAGCCCACAGTGTAGGGCTTTTCTGTAATACCGTGAGCCTGCCGTACTTCTCGCTCATCCTATTATTATGCGCCAAGCTTGGCTAGGGCTGCAAGCTTTTTATATGGCAAGCAGCCAAGCGACTGCCCCGCAGCAAAGCAACGCGAAAACAACCAGAAGCCAAATTGATACTGATGTAGATGGCGCAAACATTACCATATCTCCCGCTCAAATTCGACGCCCTCGCGGTCTGCCCTTGCGAGCAACTGCTGTATATGCACGTTGTCTTGCGGGCCTTCGGTTCGCGCTCCGCTTGCCCATTCGACATAGACTGTCACCTGCCCGCTGTCCGAGTAGGTTCGGACATAGACGCGCTTGATGTGGTTCGGTTCTGCTAATAGTTTTGTTTTCATGCTATATCAGACATTCGCTTTAGTGTTTCGTTCAGTTAATCTTGGCTTTGCCCATCTTTTTTTCCTTGCCTCAGCCAGCCTGTCGCTGCGCCTCTGGCTTTCTGCTGGCGTAATCCGCTTTGGTATGCCTTTGCTGAGCGAGCCAAGGTAGGAGGCTGCTAGGCTTGCGTCGGATCGCTGGCTGCGTCTGCAATGTCGGCACAGCAATGCGGGTGGATCGATCTGCTTGCAACATAGCTGGCACTCTCGGATCACAAGCTCTGCGTCTGTCTTATTGGTTTGCATGGTTGCTCCAGTTGCTTGCCTCTTTGATTGCGGCGTTGATTGCGTCTTTCAGAACTACAACGTTGTAGTTTGTGGTTCGTTCTACTGACATGCCTAGAAGGCTGCAAACCTTCTCGTATGTCCATGGTTTTGTTTTGTCGGTCAGGCCCTTTAGCCTGTTGCGCTCTATGTCTCTGGCGCTCTCAAGCTGTGCTGTGGTTATCTGAAGTGCGTCTGCTTTTTCTTGGGTGGTCATAGTTTGCGCTTTCTGTTCTTTGGGTCTGGGTCTAGCACTCCAGCCTCGTTAATGGCGTTTGTGACAATATCGTCGTATGTTTGCCACGCTACTGGCATTACGTCGAACATTTCCTGATAGGCTTGTTGCACGTCCAAAAGTGCCATTACGCAGGTTTCCAGCGTTTTCCTGCGTAGTTCGCTCATGTGGCTAATTGCGGCTAGGCTTGCGTCCGATCTTCTATCTTCCATCTTCCATCTCCTTTCCCCCGCTCGCCTCGTATTCGGCTAGGGCTTGCTCGGCAACGTCAAGCGTGCCTTGTGCGCTGCCGGGTGCATGTCGCTGCAATCGCTCGATTGTAGCGGTCGCCATGCTCAAAGCCTCGGCAAGTTTGTCGGCTTGGGCGTGGTAATGGTCTCGCTCGGCTTGCGGCACCAAGGCTTTTTGCTTTGGCGATGGAGCATGGCGCTCCTCAGTTTCGTGCGGCCTGTAGCCGTAGTGCGGTAGCTGCTCTGTCTGTGTGTCTGGTTTCATGTTTGGTTGGTCTTTGGGTTAGTTTACTGGTTGAACATCTGTGCACCGGCTGAATATCTCAGGCCCGCCGTCAATAGTCCTGTCGATGCTTGCGCCGATGAAATAGGCGCGTGCTTTGTCCAGCGTGATATTGCGAGCCATGCTGGTAACGTAGCTTTCTCCGTTGGCAAGAAATACTCTGTAGGCTGGCAATGGTGGTTTTGTTTCGATTGCTTGCATTGTCTTTTTGTCTTTCTTTGGTTTGGGTTTGCTGCTTATTGCCCTATTAGTAGCCTGTATCAGTAAAGCGTTCAATATATTTCTGGAATGTTTTTTAGATGTCCGTAATAATCGTCTCACGGTTGCTGTAGCCTTTGCCAACTCGCTTGCCTATTCTGATATTGCGAGGTTCGAGGCCGTGCGGCTTTAGGCTGTTGGATATAATCCAAGCCAGCGACAAATCGGAATAGCCAAGCCAGCGCTCCGGTTCGGCGTCGCGTATAGACTGGATTAAATCGCGGGTCGAGATGTGCCCACCGTTCTCTTTCATCACCTTTAGTGTATATGTGTGTATGTTCATGTTTGTTAATATAGTGTAAGGATGTGGTGGGCTGCAAGCCTTAAGTCAGCGTAGCGGACGTGTAACTATCTTGAGCCTGTAGTGACCCTGTTACCTCGTTTCGTGTAGCGGATCGTGAGCCTGTTACCTCATTTGAGGGTATAATATTCGATCAAAGAGGGGTCCTCTTGGTGTACTATCTCTCTCTCTCTCTCTCTACTCTACCCTGCCCTGTACCCTCATCTTACCTAAAGGGTCACACTTTGCTTGCTAAGCTGTACAAGCTAGCTTAGCTGGCCAGGCTAGCGTGCTGAGTACAGTACAGCCGTAATTCAACCTGTACGTGCTATGGAGCTTCATCTGTCTGTTTTTATTAAGGCAAAAGGTTTTTAAGATTAAGGTTGAACGTTTTACTAAAGCGTTTATCTAATGGAGCATGAATAAACTATTCCATTGTGGTTGCGGCGGCAAAACCAAAGTCGAAAGCGAGTCCAGCGTATTGCATGATTGCAAGGCCCAGCAGGGTTGCAAGGTATTTGAGCCTTTGCGGGGCTTTGTGCGCTGGGTTCGAGTGCAAGTCAATCCGGCTTTGACTGGCGGGGCTGAGAAGTACAACTGGTTCGTTGACTGGCAAAGCTAAAAGTATTTTGCTTTTTAATTGAACAATTAGCTAAAGCGGATTACTAAGGTGGCATGAATATTCATCCAACTAGGCACGAAAAATCAGAATGGCGCAGAATGGCTAATTTTATGTATGCTGAGCAGCTTGACGGTTCAAGGTTTCTTGATGCTGCTCAATGCTGCTCAATGCCATTGGCTGATTTTGACTCGTTACAGCTAGACTATCGGCGTTGGCTAACCGACAATGTGATGCCAAGCTAAGCCCAGCCAATCCCAAGCAATCAAGCCGCCTTAACGGGCGGCTTTTTTGTTGCTGTGGTATATTGGCATTGCTTACAGGAGAACAGGCTGGAAGGCTTTGTGGGCTGATCTTGGTGGCTTGCTTGGCTTGCTTGGCTTTATTTGCACGCTCAGTTGAGCCAGCCAAGCCAACCAAACCCGCGCGACTAACTAAACATGCCAGGCAAGCCATGGCAAGCCAGCCAAGCCAGGCTAGCCAAGCACGTAAAAAGCCCGCTAGCCTGCGTAAGAAGTCACTAGCCACTATAATGACCATTGATGTTATGCCACAGACCAGCATAATGCGAGCCGTGCCAGCCAAGGACAAGGACTGCACAGTCTGCAATGCCAAGCGGGCAAGCCGGGCCTTTGATCTGGAGCTAAATGGCAGGGTCTGTGATGATTGCATCCCCTTCCTCATGCACGCCGACTATCTGCTTGGCTCGCTTAACATGCTGTTCGACAGGCCCGAGCCAGCCATTGACTACAGGGCTGGCATGGATGGCTGGCCTTTAGGCTAGGCCCCCCATACACCCGCCGCGTGGCAAAGCCCGCGCCGGAGTCCCTTGACTTTTATATTACAACCCTAAAAACCATGCTTTTGAGACTTTGCCTTAAGGCAGACATGAGCGACCCACTGGGCGAGCTATGGTCATTGCAGGTTGGCCATTACCGCCTAGGCCCCTACTGCAAGCCGCGATGGACAATACGCCTTGGCATGTTCCTGCGCCGACACAAACTAATCGCCTAGCCAGCTAATGCCATCTAAGCTCGACACCACAGCAGGCCTAGAACGCACGAGGATGCCCTGTACATCGTTTTTAGAGCCAGCCAGCCCAAAGATACTGGACACGCCTGAAGGCAGGGAGAAACTGGCAGAGGCCATTGTCGAGCAAGGCAGCGTTAAGGCCGGGGCAAATAGCATAGGCTTAAACCATTCGGCGGTATTCAGCCGGATGAAGAACGACTCGGAGTTAGCGGCTGTAGTCATGCAGGCTCGCGGCGCGCTGGCTGAGCCGTTGATGGACAAGCTTGGGGAGCTTGAGGAGCTTTTGCTGAGCCTGAAAGGGGCAGAGCGAACGAACGAACGGATTAGCGCCATTAGGGAAGTCATGCACGGGATAAGGTGGCGGATTAGCAAGTGCGCCCCGGCGACTTACGGCGACAAGGCTGGCACGCAGATCAATGTGCACAACCAAGTGGCTGTGGTGTGCGACGAACGGACTAGGGCGCAGCTTATAGCTTTACGCGACAAGATTGGGGCGCCCCCCATACAGCCGCAGGTAACGGAACTCCGCGAGGGAGTCCCTTTAGATTTAGACGCCGACTATGAAAAGCAAGATTAATTACGAGAAGCCCATAGATAAAGACCCGGACTACATTAACCCGGCTGACCAGGGGGAGCTAGTCAAGCTGCTTCGGGACTTGCAGTTGCGGTTTGTTCCGAACACCGACCTGCACAACAAGCTGGCAAAAGCCATTCAGTTAGCCAAATGAAACCTAAAGGCAAAAAAGGCATGGCCGCAGTTAAACGGCTGGGCCGCACACACAAAACTGGCGGCTTTGACAAGATAGCAAGCAAAGCGGCTAAAGAGTACGGCAGCAAGGCTGCTGGCGACAAGGTTGCAGGCGCAATTTACTGGAAGATGGCTGGCAAACACTAATGTCCCTCCCGATTACAGTCAGAAGGCTTGACGCCGACAAACAGCAGCTAAGTGCTGACCCTATTTCCATTTACGGTTATCGGATTTATAACCCGAACAACTACACCATCTACGTCAAGTTCTACGACGCCCTTGCGGCGAACGTGGTTATTACGAACAGCGCCGTAACGTCCACGACGCCGACGCTGACCGTAACCTGCCCCGCACTGGTCGAGACAGCCACAGACATCAGCCAGCCGTTTGCCACGGCTTTGACCATCCGCTGCACGACAAGGAACGTTGACAACGATACTAACCCGCCCTCGGACTTCCCCGAAGTAGTCTTCGCCATCACGGCAGCAGGCTCAGGCACGGGCGATGCTTTGGTTAGCCAGCCATTGAGCCAGTTTGCCGCTACGACAAGCGCACAGTTAGCCGGGGTCATCAGCAACGAGACAGGCACAAACCATTTAGTATTTTCCGATAACCCGACGCTGACCAGCCCGACCATCAACAGCCCGACATTGACTTCGGCTGCATTGGGCCAGCCAGCTAGCGGCGACTTGACCAACTGCCTCAGCCTGCCGGTTACTACAGGAGTCAACGGCTGGAGCGCAGTTGCGGCCAGCACGGCACCCGACCAAGCTGATGCCGTTGTTTTCTATTCCCAATCCCTTGACGCCATCAGGGACATTACTTTTACCAGCCTTGCCGATAATTTGCAGATTACCGGGATTACCGACCCGACCAGCAATTTCACGGCTACCTTTGACGCTTCCTTCCTGACGCAAGACAGAGCCACCCGCATATCTGACGGCGCAAGCGTAACAGTAATCCCCGGCTCGCGCGGGGCCGGGCAAGTCATCACCGGCGTCAACGGCTCAGGCCAGGTTGTCAGTGCTTACCCGGATGTTTCAACTGAAACCCAGTTTGCAGCCGACAAAAACAACTACACCAACGCAACTGACGCATACCACCTTCGCTATAGCACAGACGGCACACGCACGATAACCGGGCTGGCAGGCGGGCAGGCTGGCGAAGTTCACATAATCAACTGCGTCCTGAACAGCCTTGTCATAGCCCACCAGAGCGCCAGCAGCACGGCAGCCAACAGATTTCTCAACAACACCGGCGCAGACATCACCCTTTCGGTAGGCCAATCGGCTCTCATCGTTTACGACGCAGTAATCTCCCGTTGGATTTGCTCCAGCCTCGCTGGCGGCGGCGGGGCCGGAACTCCCGGTGGCAGCAGCAGCCAGGTGCAATGGGACAATAGCGGCTCGTTCGGCGGCATCAGCAGCATGACGACTGACGGCACAATCGTCACGCAAAAGGCCGGAACAAACTTTGTCATAGTTGACCCATCTGACACCACCAAAAAAGTCGTAGTTGACGCGTCCAACCTTACGACAGCCAACACCCGCACATTCAGGATACCCGACGCCAACTTTGTCGGGGTCATCGGCGGGTCATCGGTAAGCAACCAGTTCGTCACAACTATTTCGGTAGGCGGCGTCATCAGCAGGGCGCAGCCGCAGATTAGCAATTTGTCTGATGCAGGCACGCTTGCCACATTTGCAGCCATCACACCCGGCACGGGCGTAGCAACGGCCTTAGCGGTCAACAACAACGCGGCAGGCGGCTATTCCCCCATAGACGGCACGGCTACGCTGACCAACAAGCGGATTACGCCAAGGGTCACGGCCATCACGTCCAATGCCACATGGTCGCCCAGCGCCGACACGGATGACGTTTACGAAATCACGGCACAAGCGGCAGCGGTCACAACCATCAGCAACCCATCCGGCACGCCAGTGGACATGCAAAAGCTGATGATTCGGGTCAAAGACAACGGCACGGCCCGCGCCCTGACATGGAGCGGCAGCCAATGGCGGGCGTCATCCGACCTGGCCCTGCCTACGACAACGATTCTCAGCAAGACCCTATACATGGGTTTCATTTTCAATTCTGCCGATACCAAGTGGGACTTGGTTGCTCTCCTGAATAATTTCTAATGGCGATTGCCAGAACACAAGCCGTCTCAGCCACCGCGAGCAGTGCAACGCTGACCAGCACAAGTGCCAACGACTTAATTGTGGTCATGGCTTATCGTGGCGGCAGCGCGGCCACGCCCACGATTGGCAGCGGCTACACACAGTTCGCAACCAACAGTGGCACGGGGCAATCTTACATTGCGGGCTACAAAGTTTCTTCTGGCGGCGAGACAACGACTGGCACATGGACAAACGCGACGGCAGTTGCGTGCCTGGTCTTTAGCGGAGCGACAAGCGTAGGGGCAGGCAACAACACGGCGGGCAACACTACGACCATTAGTTACCCGGCGCTTACGTTAAGCGTTGGCAACGGAACCAGTGTGATTGTCGGCTTCGGCGCGGCAGGCTCGGCTACGGCGGGCATGAACGGCACGCCCAGTGGCACGGCCCCAAACTTTACCAACCGAACCAACCAGACAAGCATCAACGGCTGCGACACAGCCGCAACGGCCAGCAACCTGACCGCACAGACACTTTCATTCACGACTACAAGCAGGTGGTATGGCGTAACGGCAGAAGTCATAGCGACCACAACGGCAACCGGAACTAAAGGCCAATTCTTACAATTTTTCTAACATGCTCGGCATAGGAATAATGAATCTCACGCCGTCCGATCAGGTCGGCAAACATTCGCAGCCATTGGACGACGCTTTCCTCAACCCTGTCTGCGACGGCGTATCCGTTCGCACGCAATGGGCCAAGGTGCAGCCGTCAATGCCTACGGTTGACTTCTCTTTCCTTGCGTCAGGCAAAAGGCTGGCAGCGCAATACAACAAAAAGTGGTCAGCACTGGTGACGGCAGGCGTTACCACCCCGCAATGGGTTTACGACCACGGGGCTTACAAGTTTACCTTGCACACACCCGGCGAACCTATCGCCTTTATGCCGCTCCCGTGGGACAAGGTGTTCCAAGCCAAGTGGAGTTCATTCCTTGGAGCTTTCTTCACCAATTTTGGCGGCGACCCCAACCTGAAGTATGTAGTCATGGGCGATGGCCGCAGAGCCGAAAGTTACTTTGTCACTTCAGCCGTTGACCAGGCGGCCTTGGACGCCAAGGCACGCGCAGACGGTTACGTGGACGGCATGGCTGCATGGCAGGCTGGAACCCAGTGGATTATCGACCAGTATGCCAAGCTTTGCCATTGCTGGTTTGTGCTGGACTTAGGCGCACCCGCCCCGACTGACGAAGGCAGGGCGGCTTTGCAAGCTGTCTGCAACTATGCCGACCAGAAGTATCGTGGGCGCTTTGGAGTTAAGTCAGACGGGTTAGCAGTCAACGGCCCACCGCAAGGCTCCATTGGCGTGACTGAAGTGCAAGCTTTATCGCCCAAGACCTGCGTAGGCTACCAGTTCGGGTTGCCGCAAAAGACTGATGTTGCAGCCATGAACAACAGCCTTGCAAGAGGCATGGGGTTTGGTGCGCACTTCATTGAAGTGTATCAAGGCGACTGCGATTACCAGCCGCATTGGCCAGCGTTACGCAACGCCAGCGCCGACATGAAACAAATGTAATGGCGACAGGCAGAATAAATGTTAGGTGGAAACAAGCGCCAAATACCTCCGGGTTCCCCGACCCGCTTACGGGGTTTGAACAGTTTTCCACTATCCCTGGCCCCGGCGGAGCAACCAACATGTACTGGAATTTCTTTGTACACACGGATGTTCTCAGGCCAACCGGCATAGTCCTGCACATTGGAGAATACAAGTACGGAGAACCAGGCCCATTAAATGTTTGCACCGACCTTTACTATGCTGGCTACAACGCGGTGGCCGCGCAATACAGACTGGCCGACCCCGGCCATGAAATGCACGCCGCCCCGTTCAGCCAACCAGCAGCCGACCACGGAATTTTCCCTGAGCAAGTGCAGGACGTGGCATCGGCAATGGAAAGCATTCGGTCTGGTAACGGAAACGCGGGGACATGGGCAGACGGTCAAGTGTTCCTTGTCGGTGGCAGCGCGGGGGCTAGTCACGCCGCGCATTGCGCTGGAGCAGACATAGCCATTCCGGGCCCCGCCACCATAACCAAGGCTGATGCTGCTGTTTGCCTGAGCGCCGCATACAACTACCAACTTGATTCGCCGCCCGGCCTTGGGAATAACCCAAACCTAGACTTTCAAAACTACTGCGGCTGCACGACCGGCCCAGCTTGCGACGGCGTAGGCGGCACACGCGACCTATGCTCGCCTTACCACCAATTTAGCCTCACGTCCTCGCCAACAATGATCTTCGACACCAGCAACGACCCCATCAGGTATTGGCAGGGCGACTTTATGCGAACCTACCTTGACGGGATAGGCTTCAGCTACGGCGGCAGACGGCTGACTGAAGCAGCTTTCCAAACCAACGGAGCAACACGGCACGCATTCCAATACTGGACAGCGCAACCCGGCTTCCCCGACGAAATTGCAACTGAAGTTATTGCATGGCTACAAGCACTGATACCACCCCCATGACCGGCCAAGTATTACACAGGCCGACAGGCGACGCGGCTGCTCTCTGGCGGGCTTATGCTGCCGTGCTAGAGCGCGAGCGCATAGCCCAAAAGACTTTGCGTAAAGCACAAAAACAAATTAACAAATGATTTGCGGCGATAACATAATTCTCTGCTGGTCGCGTACATTGACTGTGGCGTTCAATGCCCGGTTAGCCAGCGTTATCGCCGCCCTCTTTATGGTGGGATGCGCGACACAACCCGCGACAGTTTCGCACTTTATTGCTCCAAGCACTGTTCCTATCTCGCAGTCGCAGAGCAAGATAGCTGTCCAACAGGTAGCGACAGAAACACACATTAAAAAAGCAGAAGCAATCGTCAAGACGCTAACGCTAACCCTGCCGGAAGACAAAACAAAGGTGGACGCCCTTACCGCAGAATTGGAGGCTGCACAAGCGTCAAACGACGAACTTAAAACTTACAATGACAATTTACAGGTACAGGCTACCGATCTCACGAACGAACTTAATAAACAAACTGCCGCATGTAACACCGTGGCTCAGAATTACGACAAGCAAGTCGTCCAGAACACGGCCCTTCAAGCCTCTAGGCATGGCTGGGTTAAGCGGTTCTGGATAGCCGCAGGCTTATGCTTGGCCGCAGGCATCTGGATATTCAAAGGCCCGCTGTTAGCCCTGACAGGCGTAGGCATATGAAGCTAACCTTCCTGGCTTGCGTAGCAATGGTTTGCCTTACTTTTGCTTACTCGTCTTACATGCGAGTTGTTAGCATCCAGATGCAACTTGATTACGCACGCGACATGCAGACCGACAAGATGGCCGTGCGCCCGAAGATATGACAATGCAGGAAGTCAACGGTTCACTAAAGCAGTTTGGATTTTGGACGTTCAACATAGGGCATCTACTTATCTGCATCGGATTAATAGCCGCATTTCTGGCGTGGTGGGCAAACTTCGGTTCGCTCCCGCAACGCAACGCCGAAAACATACGCCAACTGGCAGAAATTGTTAAAGACATAAACGAACATGGGCCAGTCTGGGGCAGGATTAACATGCAGGCAAATTCCTCGGACATCCACAGCCTGGACGTAAGGATAACCAGACTCGAAGCCAGTTACGCCTCGGTCAATGAAAAGCTAACAAGCGTGCAGACCAAGCTGGATGTTATTGCAGCTTTGCTTGAGGACAGCAAGAAGGCCAAGAAATGACGACTTACATTTTGCTTGTTCTCATTATCTGCCTGTTCGGCTGCCAGACCGTTCCACGCCCCAAGCATCATGCAGGGCATCGTCGCGCAGCGCCAGTGGCCAAGGTAGAACAAAAACCAGATTTATCGCCCATCGCCCCGCTACTCAGAAGCACGGCAGAAGACGGCCCATGAGTTGCTGGCTTAGGCAAGTATTTGAAGACAATGACAGAGCATCTTTCGCCTTTGTCTTCACTGGCATCATAGTTATGGCCCTGTTGACATGGGACACCTACATAGTCTTTACCAAGGGCATTGTGCCAAACCTGGCCGACCAATCACTTTTCGCAGTAGTTATTTATGCTTCTAAGAAAGCAGCCACCACAGTCACCTCGGTTATGAACGGAAAGTAACATGACTCAAGCAACAACGTCTACCGGCCCCAAACGCATCTACTGGCACAAGTTCATAAAGAACCACGAAGACATTTTCTACCACATCGAGAAGTCACTGGCGCAACACGGCTTTGACCTAATGATAGTCCTCGATCACAAAGGGGTCTGCACGGACGCCTATATCGTCAAAAACAAATGAGCCAGTTTGTTGGCGGCGCTCCCACGCCGACCTATGAAGACACAAGGCTTGAGATTGTCACGACCTGTGTCGGCTTTGATGACCTGCTTGATTTCAACCTATCCCGAAACATCGGGGAATGCGACACCTACATTGTAGTAACAACCCATGCCGACAAAAAGACTCAAGCGGTCGCCAGGAACTACGGGGCGATCTGCGTCCAAACGGACTTGTTCAACAAAAACGGGCGCAGCTTCAACAAAGGCGCGGCAATCAACGCAGGCTTCGACTACTTCCAGTACAACGGATGGCGATTACACCTGGACTCCGACATACTGCTCCCTCCGAGCTTCTACAGGCTCCTGTTCAACCACTCCAAGCTTGATAGGAACACCATCTACGGGGCAGACAGGCTCAATGTCGTCGGCAAAGCGAACATTGATAAGCTACACAGACCAGAGCGGCAACATAATTACCGATTACTGCTTGCTCCTAATCATGGAACGCCCGCGCACAGGCTTGTTTGCTCGCTTAGGGGCTATCTACCGTGCGGCTATTTCCAAATGTGGCACGCTAGTTGCCAGAAACCCTACCCTTACTCGCTGGGTACGGCTGCTCACGACGATATGATGTTCGCGGCCTCATGGCCGGAAGCTAACAGGCGAATTTTACCAAGTGCTTTTGTTTACCACATTTGCCCCAGCCCGCCAAAGGTAGGCGAGAACTGGGAAGGCAAACGCAAACAACCAAGACTGAAATAATATGCTAACACTAATCCTACTCGTATTCGCCTTCGTGCTATTCACATGCGCGACCTTCGGCGTCGGCAGCAGATTCAACCTTGTAGCCGCTGGCTTGGCCTTCTGGGTCTTGTCAGTCCTGCTCGGCGGCGTCCACTTGATTCACTAATGATAACCACCCAGAACTACATGCGGGAAGAAAATCCCGACAAGCCTGCCCCGCGACTCACTACACTAGGACACATCCATGCCCTCAGGGAGCATTTCTATGATCATCCAATGATATTAAAACTGCTCGACGTGATACAGCAGGCACTTTGAGCGTCATAAGAGACCTACAGACGCTTCTCGGCGTAGAAGTGGACGGCATGGAAGGCCCGAACACAAGGCGAGCCATAGCGGCTGCCCTTGAGAACGGCCAGCACGCCGTAAAAGGCACGTCATTCGCCGACCCTGCCGATGTGCGGGCGTTCAAGCTATGCAAGATTGACGGCCACTCCGACCATGAATGTTTCAGGGTAGGCGACAACGGCATAGGCTGCTGGGGCGACGATTGCTCAGAAGGCAGCGGGCCGATAGTGGCCATTACGCCAGACGACATGATAGCAAGGTTCGGCAGCACGTTAGCCGCCAAACATCAGCTTGTAAAAGTAACTTCGGTAAACGGCACTGTAACCGCAATGGTGAAGGATAGGATGCCGTGGAAGAAATACATCACCAATGGCGCGGGTTTAGACATGAATCCCGACACATGCAAGGCGCTTGGTATTTCTATCCCCGCCGAAGCCGGAGTTTTGTGGTATTGGCAGAATGATTGACCCGCTACTTGCAACCACAACCGGCTTTGCCAAGGCGATGCTCGGTTTGGATTTATACCAGTGGCAGGCCGAAGCATTGCTCCCCTTGGAGAGCGCAGGGCCAGGAGGCAAACGCCAGAACATTAGCGTTTGCGCACCGAACGGCTCCGGCAAAGACAGTCACGTCATACCAACGGCAGTTTTCTGGTGGCTGACCATGCACCCCAAGGGGCGAGTGGTCATTACCAGTAAATCGCAGTTGCAGATTACCGAGCAAACGCAGGATTCCATCAAAAAGCATTACCAGAAGTTCCGGTATAACCCGCCAGTGGAAAGCCCGCATTTCTCACTTAAAACGCCTGAGGGCGGCGAAGCCATAGCCTTTGTCACCAATGACGCAAGCAGAGCAGAAGGCTGGCACAGCAGAGAAGGCAGCCCGCTGCTGATGATCGTCAACGAGGCCAAGGAAGTTGACGAAGGCATCTTTGACGCCATAGACGGTCGCTGCACGCCTGACGTGCTCATGTTCATTAGCTCCCCCGGCCTGATGATGGGCCGGTTCTACGAAACGCATACTAAGCTTAGGTCGCAATGGAAATGCGTCAGCGCAGGCTTGGCCGACTGCCCGCACATACCGCTTGAGCGCATTAACCACGTTCTAGCTACTTACGGTGAAACTCACCCTGTCACCCGCTCGACTCTCTACGGCGAGTTCATGGAGAGCGACGACAAAGACCATTACGTGCTCACCCGCGAGCAAGTGCTGGCCTGCTGGGATAGCCCGCCAAAACATTCGCCCGGCTTCCGCTACGGCTTCTTCGACTTTGCAGAAGGCAGAGCAGAGAACGTGTTCTTCGTACGTGATGGCAATAAGTATGAGATGGCAGACGCATGGCGGGAGAAGGATAAAGACGCCATCGTGGGGCGCTGCATCTATCTGATGCGCAAGAATAACCTTGGGGCGCATGAGGTAGCAGGCGACGCAGCGGCCAAGAACATACTCGATGGCTTGTCAATGGCTGGCTATAACATTCACAGGCAAAACTTTGGTGCACGGCTAGACAAGTTCTTGCAATACAAAAGCTGGTCGGCCTTTGCATGGCTAACAGGGGCGCAAAAGATCATTAACCGCGAGGTAATCATACCAAGGGACGACATTCTCTTTGAGCAGCTAGTTACCCGCAAGAAAGAGTTCACAGTGGACGGTCGCCTTGGCCTTGAAGAGAAATATCGCATGGAAAAGAACGGAATTGAGTCACCAGATCGCGTGGACGCCCTGTTTGGGGCCATGAGCGCCGTGGACAACAGCATGTTGAAGTCAAGAGACTCGTTCTTTGACACGATTGAGCAATTTAACAGAAATAAGACGTTCGACGGTATCTCCGTTGGCTTGTAATGGACAAATCTACCTACACGGAAGTCCTGGACGCGATTAAACGTCGCTTCACCTGGGAAACCAACAACGCAACTTGGTACAGGATGCGTTACAAAGGCCAGCGCAGGGCCAAAAAGCCCTATCCTGGCGCGCCTGACGTACATTACGCCCTCATTGACGAAGAAATCGAGAAGCTGAAGCCATTTTACGCCCAGCAAATCTATTCTGAGGAGCGGATAGCCACTTTTGTCAGCGAAAACGCCCAAGCCCGCGAGTTAACCACGATGGCTGAGCTTTGGTTTGATTACCAGATCAAACAGAACAGCAACTTTGAGGTTTCGCTGATGGTCGGGGCCGACACACATCTTACCTACGGCCTTTGCCCGATCAAAGTCTATTGGAACGCCAAAAAGAACCAATTGGGCTACGACGCTGTTGACCCGCTTTACGTCATTGTCCCTGAATGGACACAGGACATACAGGACGCCGACTGGTGCGTGCATGTGCTCAGGCTTTCCCGCGCCGAATACGAGCGCAACAAGAATTACACGCAAGGCGACGACTTCGTGGACTCAATCGTAGGTCGCGGCGACGGCGACACGATGATTTCCAACGTCAAAGAACAAGACCGCTACCAGAGAGAAGGACTAACGTATGCCCCTGAGAAATCTCAAATCGTCCTATGGGAAGTCTATACAAGAGAGAACGACAAATGGCAGGTTGAAACCATTTCGCCAGTCAAAGGCTACGACGTTCCAGTGCGTGAACCGATGGGGTTACCCTACAACCATGGGGAACTGCCGTTCGTTGTGTTGCGATGCGACGAAGGCCAAAAAGGTTACTACAGTTCAAGAGGCATAGCCGAAATCATTTTCCAGCATGAACTCATGCTGTGCAAAAGCTGGAACTCCCAGCTTCAACATTTAGACTTCCACGGCCAACCGACTTTCACCAACGACAGCCTTACCCCCGGCAATACCCGGAACATTGACACCAGCCCCGGCAGCATTTTGCCTCAAGGCATTAAGCCAGTGGTCAACCCTGATGTTCCGCTAGACTTCGAGAAGCAGATGCAGTTTGTCAGGGCTTTGGCAGAAGCCAGAATAGCCATACCCGACCTTGGCAGCAGCGAACATCTTGCAGGCCCACAGAGTGGCAGCAAGACAGCCACGCAGGTCAGAGCGGTCATTGGTCTTAGCAGCCAGTCGAACGACTTACGCTCACGCATGTTCAGGCGGCAGATGGGCCAGATTTACAAGCAATCATGGGCGTTGCTGGTTCAGTATGCGGGCCAACAGTTGCAATACATTTACGACTCAGACGCCCAACAGCTTCCCCCCGAAGCATTGCAAGACAGCTACACCATTACGCCCAGCGGCAGCGCCGATTCATGGGACGTAACGCAACGGTGGCAGGAAGCTCAACTGCTTTACCAGCAGCTATTCGGCAAGCCGAACGTCAACCAGGATGAAAATTTGAAGTGGCTACTGGAAAACAGCAAGTGGCCAAGGCTTGTCAAGAGACTATTTCAGGATACCGGCCAATCCGCCCAGTCAGAGGGCGAGAGGCAGGCAGGCGAAATCAACGACATGCTGATTGGCTTCCCGGTGGTAGCTAAGCCGCAAGACAACGACGACGCGCACATTCAAACATTGGACGGATTCGCAGAGCGCAGGATTCAGACCGGCGAGCCAATGACCCCGGATTATACAAAGAACCACTTAAACCACCGCCAACTGCACATCAATCAGGCGAAAACAAAGCGCAACCCGCAAGCTGCCCTGTATCAGAAGCAGCAGAACATGATGATGAAGATAGCCCAGCAGCAAGCCATGCAGCAGGGCCAAGGCCAGCCGCAGCCAACTTCGCCGGGAGTCATGCAAGCCGCAGGCGCACAAGCAGGCGGCGGTATGCCGCCCATGGGCGCACCGCCAATGGGCCAGCCAGCACCGGCAGCAGGCGGCGCAGGCGGCCAGCAGAACACGGCCCCGCAGGTTGCTCAGGCTTTGGCTTCGCTAATGAAGGCTGGGGCGCATGTTGACGTCACTGACGTAAACGCCGCCCTAGTCAAGATGGGCTTGCCGCCATTGGCCAAGGAAGTAGCCCCGCCAAGCCAGTCGTTAAACACGGCTAAGGCGATTGCAGACGCTAATAGGCCACAGCCGCCCGTAAGGCCCGCGATGCCGCCGAAGGTGTGACGACAACCGACCTGATCTACGAAGCCATTCGCAAGCTTCGCAAGGAATTACTGGCTGAGATACGCCAGATAGTCAAAGAGGAACTCCGCCTGAAGAAATACCGCAAGGAATGATTAAACGCCTAATAGCCGCCTACCGACTCGCCAAGGAGTCTCAGCAATACTTTGACATTGCCGACAAAGCTAACTTCTGGACAGACGGCAACACTCAGGTAGCTACCAGCTTTTTCCATCAAGATACCGGCCAACGCCTGCTGCTTCGCCTTCGCAATGCCATGTTCGCTATGGCCATGCGGGCGTGCAATGACGTGAGCAACGGCGACTACGAACGCGGCAAGGCTAACGGCCTCATGATTGCCATTCAGGTAATCGAAAAACATTTATCGCCTGCTGAAGCGCATTCAGCACCCTCGGAACTAGAGACTGACGAACAGGCAATACTCTAGCTCCGCATTACAGCAGACCTGTTCTCCCCAGAACACATGAACGAAGGAAACATCGTTTCCGCCGAATCCCTGCCAGCAATGGTGGATTCATCCCCTGAGCCAGATGCAGAAGGCGCAAGGTTACGCGAACAAGCGGTAAAAGCCGATTACGGCGTAATAACCCCAGAGTCGCAAGCCGAAGAACCCAAAGCCGACAAGCCAGAGGATAGCACGCAAAAAGATCAGCAACGTGCGGCTGATGCGGAACCAAAGACAGAAGCAGACAAGTCCGACAGCTTGGAAGCGTCGGCAGAAGATCAGAAACCCGAAAGTAGCTATCAAAAGCGCAAGAAGGAACTAGAAGCAGCCGAAAGACGCCAGAACGAGACTTGGAAAAAGCTCGATGAAGGCAAGCTGAAATGGCAGGCAAGAATGCAACAGCAACTGGAACAGTTGCAACAGCAGCTTGTCCAGCAGAATCAGGCTAAGCAGAAAGCTCAAGGGCCACGCTTTAGCTCGCAACATCTGGCAGCAGCCGTTGACGAGTTTGAAGCCACGGCCATGAAGGCGCTTAACGAAGGCGACTCGGAAGCCGCCCAGAAGAACTTCGACCTTGCCCGCAAAGCAAGGCAAGCCGCGCAAGAATCCTATTTCGCGGAGCAAAAGGAAGAATACCAGAAAGGCTACCAAGCCCAGCAGCAGTCCTGGGACACCAACTGCAAAGAGGTATTCAAAGAAGCTCCCGAACTGATGGATGTCAACAGCGAAATCGGTCAACAGATGATGCAGTTACTCAACGCCAAGCCGGTGTTGAGGGAGTATCCCGATGGTTTCAAGGACGCTTACGAGCACCTGAAAGCCCTGCGGTTAGCTGCTGAAGCTTCCAAGCTGAAGGAGGAGAAAGCTTCTTTAGAAAAGCAACTCAAAGAATTGCAACAGCGAACATCAATCACTGGTAGCGGCCCGACGCCGCGCTCCGAAAGGAACATCAGTGACTTATCACCAGATGAACAGGGCGAACAACTGAGACGACAACTCGATTCAGACCGCCTCGCTTACGCATAGCAAGAAAGAAGAAACAACTTAAATGGCACAATTACTTACCTCATCGGGTGGGTTATCGGGCGAGTACCAGAAGTACTTCGACAAGAAACTGCTCACAGCAGTTCTTCAGAAGCTGGTAATGGCTCAGTTCCCCCAAACGAGGAATTTGCCCCCAGGAATGGGAGCATTGACAGTGCGATTCACGCGGCCTATGGCCCCGGATCGCTCGACTGTATCGGCATTGACAGAAGGAACCGCGATTTCAAGCGACAGCGATTACTCGCTCACGTTCGTTGACGCGACCTGCACGCAAGTCGGTCAGAAAACAACTATCTCAGATATTCTCGGTGAAACCAACCTGTTCGACACCCTTCAACTGGTCTCGACATGGATGGGCCAGAACGCATCGCTCTACTACGATTTCGCAGTTACGACTGAGTATCAGAGTGGAGTTAACGCGACCAACAAACAATATGCAGGCGGCGCAGCCGACTGGACGACCCTCGCGGCCCTGCCCACGACTGACGGCAAGCTTGCTATCACTGACCTCCTGAAAGCGTTCACGCGCTTGACGGCTGCCCGTGCGCCAAAGGCTACGGCCAATACGCATACCCCGGCAGGAACCAAAGGCGGAACTGACTACGTGGCAATCGTAGCTCCTCAGCCTGGTTACGACATTCGTCAGGATAAATTGTTCCAGGACGCAGGTGTCCGTGGCAACAATGACGGCCTGTTCAATGGCGAGTTCGGCTCATGGTATGGGATGAAGCTCGTAGAAGCGACTCAGCCTTGGCGTGAAGCCACTGGCGGAGCTGAAGGCACATTCAGTTCGACTGGCGGCATTTATGCTACCATTTGCACTGGCTCCGAAGCAGTCGGCATGGTTAACCTTGCCTCGCAGAATATCACGCGGCCTAGCTTGCAAGTGCTTGCTAAAGGCGACAAGACAGACCCACTCAACCAGTTCACATCGGTTGGTTGGAAATCCTTCTTCAAGGTGAAAACCCTGAAGGATGACTGGTCGGTTATTGTACGGTCACTGACGACCTACGCATAAGGATTGAATGGACAGTTCGTTACAAACGGACAGTCAAGACCCCAGCGGTGACGCAGGCGCACAAGTCTGCGTCACTCTGGATTCTCTTAGCCTTGACGGACAAGCCCCGCAGGTCGGCGACCAAGTTGACCTGCATGGAACCGTCGCAAGCATCGAAGGCCCGAACGCCTATGTCAAAGTCGATAACTCGATGGACGACAGTGGCGGGAGTTCTGACGATGGGAGCAAGCTGAGAGACCAACTCAATTCAGATTCAGATTACTAGAAAGACCCCCAGAATGACAAAAGCAATCAGATACATTGGCGCGATTTTGTGCGTGCTGTGTGTCGCTCAGTTCTCTACGCCTGCACAGGCGCAGACATACGTGCGGCATTACACGGTGCATATCAGCGCCACCGCAGGAACAACCGTGGTCACAGCCTCAACGGCATACGTGGCCAGCGTTGTTGTCGCAATCTCGACGGTAGGGACTAACCCTATCCAGATTACCGACACAGCGGGCAATGTTAAGTTTCAGGCAGCCTCAACGGCCCTTGGAACCATCATTAGCTCAGGTTACACCAAGGACGCCTCGTTGCAGTTCACAGGCCTCAAGATCGTAGCTCCGGCTACGGCGGTGTTCGACGTAAGTATAACTTATTATCTTTAATCCGTAAGTAGTTGGATTTAGATAGTAAGAAATGCATTAAGTGTGGCGGGGTTCAATCCCCCGCCCACTTCCCCAAGCAAGGCGGCAACATCTGCCGCAAATGCAAAACTAAAATAGCCTGCGACTGGCAGCGAGCCAATCCGGCTAAGCATTACAAGTCATACAAGGGATACGTGGCCAGAAACCGAGAGGCCCACAACGCACGCCACAGAACCTACAAGGACAAGCGCAGGGCGCGTCTATACGGCCTCACCTTAGAGCAACAAAACGACCTACTGGCGCATAACAACGGCATGTGTCCAATCTGCCACGACAGACCAATAACGGACATAGACCATTGTCATGTGACGGGCAAGGTGCGCGGGGCACTCTGTCACAACTGCAATGCGGGAATAGGAATGCTGAGAGACAGCCCAGAGTTCCTTAGATCAGCAGCAAAGTATTTAGAAAAATGATAACCATTTACCACAAAGACGGCTCTAAGACCGTTACGGATAAAGGCAAAATAAAAGAGAGCTACGCCGCCATATCAGAAAAGCCGATGAGCCAGCGAGTGCTGGATGCCTATTACAGCCTTGAATGCCAGCAGAAGCCGCTAGGCATAAAGAACGCTAGCAGAGTCAAAGCTATTCACATGGCGGCTTTAGCGGAAGGACGATAACAATGTCAGCACAAATACTCAAAGGCCACACATTCCACGACGGCGACACGGCGGTATCAGCAGCTACGCTAAACAGCTTTGTTGACTCAGCCACTATTCTGCCAGGAGTCATCACCGAGCAGGCGGCTACCTTGCCGACCTTCACCGACAGCTTTCTTTTCGTTGGCGCAAACGGGCTAAAGCAATGCACGGCAGAAAACATACTTGGCCTGATTCCGATCAACGCAGGAGCCTCCACGGCATCATTGCGCCAGCTTGGGCAATTGTCCACGCAGGCCGCTCCCGGCAATGACACCAGATTTCCCGCACAAGTTACCGGCATTCGCAAAGGCAACGGCGTAGGCGCAGACACGGCAGCCGTGCCCAAAGACACGCTATTCGCTCCGGTAGTTCTTACCGCCAACCAGACTATTGACTGGGACGCCGCCGATGTGTTCACGCGAGACATGGCGGCAAGCGAAACGTTCCCCATGATCAACTTCAGGGTGGGACGAACCATCACTATCATTTTCAAGCTAAACGGCCACACGGCAGTTTTGACCTCTTCGCCTTCGCCCAGAATAACGACCCTTGGGACAGGCATTAACTACTGGTATATCACCCTAACCACTTCGGCCCTTGGAATAATGGGCAATGGCACGCTAATTACATGACACTAACCCAGATAGCGGCTGTAGCAGCGACCAAGGTAGGCAGAACAGACAGCTTTGCGGTTACGACCGCGCAATCGTTTGCTCAGTCTAGGCACGAGTATGTTTACGATGCCTTCGACTGGCGAAGCACGCAGGTTACCGTTACGCTGCCTGTTGCATCTGGCGTGCCTATCCAGATACCCGGCATAGACAGGGTTATTAGTGTTCGCTATTTTCAGGATGCACTGGACAATTCCAAGTTTCTTGACCCGGTTAGCGTCGAGTTTCTTTACGAGACAGGGATAGACCTTGCTGACGGCGCGTATGGCGACCCTCGGTTTTACGTAGAGCTCTACGACCAGACGACACAGCAACGCACGATAACCCTTTACCCCTCCCCTAGCCCGCTGCAAAGCACAAGCGGGGCAAATGTAACCGTGCTAGGCAAAAAGGCATTTGACCCTACAGCCACTGCCCCAATCCTCCCGCACATTGACCAGCTTCTTATTGCTTACGTAACCGCTGACTTGCTTGAGACCTTCAAGCAGGTGGCCAAGGCTGGGGCTAAGATGCAAGAGGCCGACAAGCTGCTGGCCGACGCGCAAGCCCGCGACACGCCGCCAATTACCAGGCCGCGCATGAGCAAGGTGCTCACCGTAAGCGGCAACAGCCTTGAGGAGCTTACAGATTCAGTCTGCGACATCATTGGCGACTGGAAGCTTGATACTCGCATTTCAGTCAAGGAACGGGTAAGACGCAATTACCAGACCTTATGGGAAATGGCTCTCTGGCCTGAGTCAACCGTTGTGGCTCGCGTATTTGCCACTGACAATGAGCAGATCATTCTGCCGCATTACTTCGACAGGGTAATAGAGGTCAGGGACGAGCAGAACCCGACCGGCACACTACGCAACTCGGAAGTATCAATCTTCTTTGACGTTGACAAAGACATCTTTGAACGGGTAGGCAACCCGACCGATTACACCATGCTGCCGCCCATTGGCGTGTCGGCTTTGCCGCCTTACACGGAGAATCTGCTGTTTTTCCTGGGTTCAGGTGACTTTGGGGGGCGGTTGACCCGCTATCCTCATTTCCTCCAGGAAACAGCAGAAGTATTTGTAAAGGGTGAGACAGACGGCGCCGAGCTATCAGAGACAGTGGACGTGCAATCAGTGGCAGGCGGAGTGCCGGGGCCGCTGTTCGACACGGCCTTTGCCGTGCTGCCTTCAACCGCATTTGCCTACAACACGCCAATTACCATTGCTAAGCCAATTACCAGAAACGACATGACGGTCTACGGCGCAAGCAGCAAGCGTGTCCTACTACGGCTAGGGGCACAGGAGCGTGAACGCAAGTTTATGCGGCTTTGGCTGTTGCCCAACAACTCAGCCAACACGGACGTAACGGCAGCCGAAAGCTACCTTGTCCTTGGCAAGCGCGCCATTAGCCCGCTAGTGGCTGATGCTGATACCTGTCAATTGCGTAATGTTGAGAACATCCTCATAAACGGGGCCGCTGCCGACATGCTCGACAAGATGGGCAACGCAGCTTTGGCGGCTACGCTCAGGCAGAAGGCTACGGCAGCCTCGCAAATTATGATAGACGGCGAAACCAACCAGAACGCCAATAACCCGCAGGTAATTCCGTATGTGGAAGGCGATAGTTGCGGTTGGGATTACCGCCCGCTTTCCAAATCCAATTTCTAATATCATGGCATCAAGAATCATTCAGCAACCGGATAACGGGCCAGACCTAAACGAGAACTTAGATACTGGCCAGGGTTTCCTGTTCCTTCCCGATGTCACAGCAGTTCGCGGCTCTAATTCCATTGAGCAGATTGCCAGCGGCAGCCTGAACACGCTTACGCTCATTGAAGTCGTAATAGACGGCGACCTGCAATTCTGGCAACTCCAATCAGGAGCAGCCACGGCAGACACAGAGAACACCGTAGCGCCACTCGACAATGCCGGTATCCACTGGCAGCGGGTAGGCGGCTTCGGAGCGGCCATGATGGCTGCCGCAAGGGTGACAACGGCTTCCACGGTCAGCTTGCTCAATAACACTGTCACGGCCATTAGCTTTGATACTGAGCGATTCAACTCAGGGGAATGGGACAGCGCAGTTAACCCAAGCCGAATCACGGCACTGGTTGACGGCATTTACTCAATCAGCGGCAGCGTATCGTTTTCCTCTAACGCCACTGGCCAACGCAAGCTTGCCATCAGGCAGAACGGCGCAACCGACATTGCCAGTGAACAGTCGCAGGCTACATCTTCTTTGCCCACCAATGTAACCGTAGCCACGGTTACGAAGATGCTGGCAGGCGATTACGTTGAGCTTACAGCCCTGCAAACCAGCGGTGGCAGCCTTGACATACTAAAGACCAACCAATACTCGCCTGAACTGGCGGCTGTAAGGCTTGCCCCGTTCACGGATATTACCAACCCGTTCAGCGGCAACCCGCCGCCAACGCCAACCCCCACGCCACCGGGAACCACCACAACGCCATTCAGCGTTACTGGCGCGGGTTGGTATCGGGTCTGGCAAGGCGAATATCCTGCCAGCACCAATTTCAACATTGTTCGGTCAGACAACGGCGATGGGCAAACGTCCGACACTGTTCTTGATGTAACCATTATTGCAGGAAGCCCGGAGGGCATTATCAATGTTACCCGTAACTCTATCCCGAACACGGCTTCGCCATCCATTGACTTCGTAAGGGTTTATCACGACCCCGGCGTAGGACTGGCCTACATCGAAGTCCACCTTCTTCGCGGAGGTGCGTGGACAATTGCCCACTCAAGCCTGGACGACAACTATCTTGACGCGCCAATCCTTGAAAGCGACTTTGCTACAAGCGGGTTAACCACCTTGGCCTACGGCCTAAAGCCCAACGTAACAGGCGGCACAGGCACGATTGACGTGCCGCAGATCAACTCTGGCGGCAACAAGCTGCTTGCTCCTAACGCTGGCGTAAACTGGGCGGCAGCCACAGGCACGCCCGCCCGCACAACCTTTGACACAGGCGCAGCCACGCTCACGCAGGTAGCCCAACGGCTAATGGCTGTCATTAACGACCTGATTACGCAAGGCGTATTCAGCCTCGGCGTACCGGCCACGATGACTTACGCCAACATGCTTGAACTGGCGGCATCGCTAGTGGCAGAAGGCACGGTGGCCAATGTCACTGACGCCTTCAATATCACGGCAGCACCAGACACAACCGTTCAGGGCATCTACACGCCCGTAGCCAACTTCAATAGCCACTCGGCTTACCGGATTCAAGGCTACGAATACGAGACAGGCAACACCCGTTTCGTAAGATGGTCAACAGAGCATAGCACGTGGACGATTGGAAACGCTAGCGGCAACCTGTATCACTCAGGGGCAACTGAATCTACGCCTTGGGGCGTAGTTCAATGGAAGAACGAATCCAATTCCAACGTAACCGTAACCATCACCGCCCCGAACCTTCCATTTACCTACAACGCCTTGACCGATACGCATACCGCAATGGTCGTTACGTCAAGCAACACTACCGGCTACGAGGGGTTATACCTTCGCGGAGCAGATCAGAACAGCAAGCGTAGGTATTACCTTGTCGGCACTAGCACGAACAATAAGCGGATAGAGTGGAGCGGGTCGTCGTGGTTACTCAAAGACGATTCCCTTACTGAAGCCTTCTCTCTTGAAACTGTTACCTACCCAGACCAGGTGGTTACATGGACAGACAGCAACGGATACACAATCTCTGTCACTGGCCTGAGTGCCACTAACCTGATGTCGGGACTTTCGGTTGGCGATGTCACAAGCACTTACAATGGCGTATATATTCCAGTTCAGGGCGATTACAATGTGCTGGCTGGCCGGAAGCTAATCTACCGCAGGGACGACGGGGCGCATTTCATAGCCAACAGCGGCAGCAACTGGGCGTTCTCGGATTCATTGGCTGGCCCGTGGCCGATTATATCAGACACAGACGGAATATTCCCGTGGAACGCCGCATGGACGACCGCCAACCTGACAGTTCAACAAAACCCGATAGCAAGCGCCGGATGGATTAACGGCGTAAGCCAGGGCAACATCACCGGCAACGTAACAGGCAACTTCCACTTATAATTTATGGCAGCATTCGGCTCAATCGCAGCAAACTCTAACTTTGGTCAAATGACCGGCACGGCAGCCGCCGATGACGCAGCGGCAGGCAACATAGGCGAGCAAGTCATATCAGCAGTAGGCCTTGGCAGCGGCCCGTCGCTTACCAGCCCCAACCCGTCCAATGTTACCAGCATTGCGCTCACGGCTGGCGACTGGGACATTACAGGGCAGGTAGTATTTGAGTTTACCAGCGCAACGCAGAGTGGCGATTCTACTGCTTCACTGAGCGGCGTCAGCGCAACACTGAAGGGCGACAGCACGGACGGCTACAACGGACAGAGGCTAACCACTACCACCTGCAAGCAGACTATCGCCCTGCCCGCCCAAAGAGTAACCACGGCCTCATCGCCTACCATGTATCTTGTGGCTCAAGCCATATTCTCGGCAGGCTCATGCAAGGCCAGCGGATTCATTCGGGCCAGACGCATTCGCTAAATGCCACAGCAATTCGACACGCAGTTGGATACCGACGCGACGCCCGATGGCTGTCTAACGTTTGTCGGCGGCATGTATTCCAATGCCAAGGCACGGCTGCTCAAGCCTGAGCAAGCCAGCCTGATTGTGGACAGCGACGTTAGCGTCACTGGCTCAGTCTTTTCCCGCTTTGGCACAGGCTTAATAGGCAATGACGTTGACCCGATAGGCAATCCAACGTCAGTCTCTGGCCTTGGCTATTACCAGACGGCCACGAACACCTATGAAGTCGCGGGCGTAAGCACAGGCGTATTCAGGCTAAGCGGCGCAAACTGGTCGCAGCTTGGCTCGCAGACATTCGGCAGCGGGCAAATCACACTGACGCAAGGCGGCATAGGCGGCAGCGTGCTTGGCGCGGTTGGCGAAGATAAGATGCACGCTTGCGGCGATGCCACTGACATCTACCAATGGGACGGCTCGGCTTGGACTAACCTTAGCTCGCCCGAAACAACCAACTCAGCCCCCCGCAATGCTTCCATTCTAGTCTGGCACACTGGCAGGCTAGTGGCGGCAGGCGCAAGCATCAAGACCCGCACGGGCGATGCTGCTGTTGTGGCTGATGCCATTTACTTTAGCGATATACTTGACCCGGCCAACTGGGGCGCGGCTGTTGGCGGCGGAACATACTCAACCCAGATCAGGGTAGGCGGCGGCGATGGCTCGGAGATTACGGCTATTGTCCCGTGGTCGCAGGTCAACCTTGCCGTATTCAAGCGGAATAGCTGCTGGGTAGTAGTAGCCGACCCGACCATACCACCCGCAGCCTTTGAGATTGACAGGGTGCATCCGTCAGTAGGCTGCATAGCCAAACGCAGTGCCGTTCAGGTTGGCGCTGATGTCATGTTCTTGTCTCAGGATGGCGTACGTAGCTTGCAACAGACTTTCGCCAGCAACAGCCAGGAGAATCTGAGCGTGCCATTGTCTTACCCGATTCAGGATTACATCAGGCGCATTAACTGGACGCACGCAGGGAACGCAGCGGCAACCTTCTGGAACAACCAATACCTGCTGGCTGCACCGCTGGACACCAGCACGACCAACAATTTCATATTTGTTTACAATACAATTACATCAGCCTGGAACGGTTACTGGACAAATCTGCCAATAGCCTGCTTTGCCATTCGCAAGTCATCCGTAAGACAAAGCCTGATGATGGGCTTGGCCACGGATGACAAGGTGATTGAATACCTTGACTACGTGACTGACGCAGATGCCACAGACTCTACCTTTCAGGATTACAACGGTAATTACGTGGCTCCGGTCATTAAGACAAGGGCCATGACCTTTGGCGACCCTAAAGCGCCCAAGCACGGCTTGGATTACGAGCTTGAATGGAACAACAGCAAGGGCGTGATTACTTCAAGGCCCCTGCTGGATGATGCCCGCGACAGCAACGACCCTGATGATGACACGCTTGTAATGTTGTCAGGCGGCTTCTCTATTCCCTTCAATATTCCGTTCGACATCCCCGGCACTGGTATACAGCGCCAAGGGCTAGACCTGTTCAGGCGTGGACGGTATAGGGAATTGCAACTGCTAATTACTACGTCTGGCGCAGGCAAGAAAGAGTTAAGGCAAGTAACAGCCAACGCCTTCGTAGAGCCATCCTCGCCAATCACGACAGACGGCAACGGCATCATCCTGCCTACGTGACCCCGCTGGACAAGCTTGAGAAGTTTGTAGCCGACAACTATGAATGTTCACGGGCATGGGCAGCAGGCGGCATCAGGGATTGGCTGCTGTGGGCCTTTAGTCACCGTTTCCTGTTCCTCGTGGTCGGACGAAATGGATATCCGGCAGGCATGGCGATTGCAAGGCCGCTACAGCATTATACCGATTGCAGGACAGAGTACCACGACCCTGCCGACAACATCTACATCGACCTCACAATAGGCAACAAGCAGTCCATGAAACCGCTCATGGCGCAGATAGTAAATAGGTTCGGAGTAAGAAAGAAGATTGTATTCAAGCGATACGGACGCTCGGAAGGACTCAAGTCCTACGATTTCCGCAAGTTTTCACTCAAGATACTAAGAAGTTAAATATATGGGAAGTAAAGGCAGCAGCGCACCAAACATACCGCCAGCACCGAATCCGGTCAGCTTATACAAGCAGTTCACCAACTCTTACCTGGGGTTCCAACCCACCTACCTACAGAACGAAGATCAGTTCCGTGGCTCGGAAGACCCGACACGCATAGCTGAGCAGCAAGGCTTACAAAGCGAGTTCGGCCCTACGCAATACCAGCAGATGCTGGATGCCTTTAACCAGCTTGACCCGCAATACTCACAGACGCACGCCGCTTTAGGCAACAGGGTCAACAGCGACCTTGCCAGCGGCGGCCAGTATGCAGGCGATTACAACAAACTGATTAGCAGCTTGCAAGGCCAATACAACCTTGGCACAAGCCTTAGCCAGCCGGAGCAGGCTCAGGTTGAGCAAGGCTTACGCGGCAGCCAAGCTGCCCGTGGCAATGCCAGCGGAGCAAGTGCAGGCATAGCCGAAGGCTACGCCCTTGGCGACAGAGGCCAGCAGTTGCAACAGCAACGGCTTGGCAATTACGAGACAGGGCTTGGCCAGGGGGCGCAATACGCCCAGCAAGGCATAAACAACGCTGGCAGCTTCCTTGGTGCGCCAAGCATAGCCCAGCAATCAAGCTACGTAGCGCCAGTGTCGCCTGACCGCAGCTTTGCTTATGTCAATCCTAATGCGGGCTTCCAAGGGGTAACTTTGGGAAATCAGGCGTATGCAAATAACGTAGCGGCGGCAGGGGCAAATAGCCAAAGCGGCGGCAACCCGTGGATGAGCACGATAGGCGCACTTGGCAGTGTGGCCGGTGGCCTGTTGACGGCATTCTCTGACGTTAGGCTCAAGACTGACATTAAGAAGGTCGGCACGGATGAAGATGGCCTTAACCTTTACGAATTTAGATACAAGGGGCCGAAGTTTGTCGGCCACCTTGCCCAAGAGGTCGAGCAAAAGTTTCCAGACCATGTAGGCACTGACCCGACTAGCGGCTACAAGATGGTCACAAGCGAATTTGCACCACAGGAGGTAAACTCGTGAACTGGTCAAACCCAAGCCAAGGTCAAACAAACACAGCCGCCCAGATACAATCGCAATACAAGCCTGAGACAGTCAGCATAGCCCCTATCGTGGCTGCTCTCCTGCAAAAGCAATATCACGATCAGGAGATACAGCAACAGCAATATCAGGACATGATAAAAGGCATAGGCAGCGCAGCCAGCGCCTATGGCCAGCAGCAGAATGCTAGTTCAGCCAATGATGCGGCTAATGCGGCCATCTACGGGCAGCAGTATCCGAACGACCCTTACGGTGGCTACCAAGACCCCGACAAGGTTCCAGATTACGGCGGCACGGATGCGCTTAAAGCCGAGAAGCTGGCAGGCGACCCTTACAAGGCTCAGCTAGAGCAAGCGAAAATCAACTCAACGAACGCCTTGGCTAATAGCCGGTGGTCAGGCGGCGGCACTGGCGACACCAGCGGGTATAACCCGGCATCGCCAGAAACCGTTACGGACGAGCAAGGTCGTGAATGGCGCAGGGGCAGCGGTGGCCAATGGTTCCCCATGTTTACGGCGGCCTCTCAATATAGGAACGGCACAGGCAAGAATGCGCCTTCACTTGACCCGCAGACGGTTTACCCTGACGACGAATCAGCCCCGCCACCAGACGCGCCTCTCCCGCCCGACACCAGAGTCCCAGCAGGCGGCAAGGGCGCAGGCACGGTTAGCTCAAATGACGTGAATCAGGCTAGCCAAGCCCCCGGTATGCCGCCAAAGAACGCTGCCGGTCAATATCCGGTAGGCACTAAAGTCAATCAGGGTGGCGTAGTTTACGAGAAGCAAGCAGACGGTAGTTGGCAGCCAGTTCAGTAATGGCATTTGACCCCAACCATCCCTTTGAAGTCGTAGATCAGCCCAAGGCTGCTCCGACTTTTGACCCGTCGCAACCATTTGACGTGGTTGGCGCACCAGCTACAGCCGTAGCCGATGTACCGACCTACGACCCGCAAGTGGTTACGCCTGACGCTGGCCCGCCACAGATTCAGGCTATGTCGCCTGAAGATCAGGCCAGAACGGGCCAAGTAGGATTTGAGCCTAATGCCGCCACGGCAGGCACAGAGCCAACGCCATTGGCAGAGGCCTTGCGTGCCAATGTTCAGCCTATGCTTGAGCACCCTATTCGGGGCATGGAAAGCATGTTCACGAACTGGGATGATTTAGCCCATCTGTATCAGCAGCCGCAAGACATTGCTGGCCCAACCCTGAAAAGGTTTGCCGGGTATCCAGTTAGCCCTGAAGAAGAAATAGGCAGCCAGAACTTTTACAATACAGGCGTTGGTGCAGCCTTGGCCGCAGGGGCCATGCGTGGCAGTCCGATAGAGGAAATCCGCAAGGCTTTGTCGCCAGAGGACGTAAAGCCAGCAGAACAGCCGCCAGAAGCCCCCGTAAACGCGCCAGAAAGCCCTGTAGCGCGTTCTGATGCCCAGGCGGGGTCAACACCGCAGGAGCCTGCTAAAGTAGAGCCGCAGACTCAACGCTACCAGCAATCTGAGCCTACTGAGCAGGAAGTCCAAGCGGCTAATGCCACTGGGCCGGAACCAGCCCCCGCGCCAGAAGAAGCAACTGAGCCTGCCCCGTCTGTCCGAGAAGCCCTTTCCCTTGACGAACTGCGGCTTATGCGGGAGCGAAACGACCTGCGCCTGTCAGCCGACATTGCCAAAAGGGCCACGGGCAGCGTTCCTGGCGTCATTGACGAACGCATTAGCGCCATAAACGACGAACTGGATAATATAGCCAATCAGCACCTTGACACGACACAGGCTGTGCCAGAGGGGGCATTTGACACTTTGCGGGAGCCGCTGAATCTTGAAGTACCAGAGTTTAAGCCACAGAATGAACCAAGACCAGCAGATCAAGCCGTGGAGCAGCAGCCAGGACAGCAGCCTGCCCCTGCTGAGCGACCAGTCGGTGTGGAGGGACAGGAACAACCGGATACTGGCCGAACGGACAACATTGGCGTTGCTGAGCGCTACGCAACAGAAGAACTTGGGCCAGATGCAGTCACACCCGGAACCAGGCAAAATGCCGACTACTGGCGACAGAAAGGCCGCGACTACATCAACGCTGGGCAAGACCCTCGTATGCCTATTCGTGCTGCTGTGGCTGGCCACGTTAGTCCTCGTAACGTTGGCATCGTAAGCGCTGAATACGAACGGCTCACCCAGAACAGGCGGCAGGCGGCAGATTTACTAGAGCAGCGCCCGTCTGACCCGCAGGCGCAACAAGGCTTTCAAGCTGCCGACCAAGCCGCTAGGGCATGGCGTCAGGAAATGCAGCCCGTGATGACACGCGGCGGCGAGGCAATGGCGGCTATGCAGGGTGAGCATCCGGTTGACCCTACTACTTTCGACGGACTGCACCAGATGGCAATGGACGCTAACGGCGGGAAAGAACCAACGCCCGTCCAGAAGGCCGAACTAATGAAGCGTGCCGGTGTCGGCAGAAAACTCAGGACTTCCGAAGGCGAAGCCGTGGCTGCCCGTGACGCTATTATCCAGAAAACATTGCCTAAAGCTAGGCCCGCAACTCCTGAAATGGTTGCTGATATGGTAAAAAGGATGACTCCCTGTGGCTGAACCTTGCTTTCTTAACCAGCTTACAAACGACCAGTTTGAGAAGCAGATTAAACCTGAAGAACGTGCTGCGTTCTGGGCGCGTGCCGATGAACTAGGCGCTAATAAGGGCGTTCCCCACGATGAAGTCATCTCGCGGATGGCTCAGGAATACAACATGCCAAGACGCCTAATGGCTCAAGCACTAGATGGCCCAAAGACGCTGAGAAAGGCATCAGATGCTGTCAGGGCGAGGCAGAAGGCTACCCAGCAGTTCATTTCCAAGAACAACCAGTATTTAGCCGGGATGGACAAGACTGGCGTGCAGCGGCTAATGGGCTTACTTAATGACGGCACTCGCCGCACCCTGCTTTTCGCTCACGGGCCAGTCACAACCATGATTCATGGTCTGGACATGGCCCCCACTAATCCAGTGCTTTTCGTCAGGACGTTCCTGAAGGGGTTTAAGGCGTTATCAGAGACAGCGCATGACGCCATGATGAAAGACCTGACCGAACAGAAGTATTACCAGCAACTTAAAGATGCCGGTATGCCACTGGGGCAGGATTCAGTAGAAGGATTTCACAAGACAGGATGGGCGGGCAGATCAATGGATTCCGCGCTCGGATGGCTACGGTATAAATCAGCAGAAGGTTTCATCGACCAGTTGCGGCCAGAACAGCGCACGCCTGAGATGATGAAGTATATCGCAGACGAGTACACCAAGGCTACGGGGGCGATAGTTAAAGGCTCTCCAGAGGAAGTCAATACACGCGGGTTTATACGCAAAACGCTCCTGGCCCCGCAGTATGTCCCATCCAAGATCGTCAAGACAATCGTTGACCCCATTAAGACGATAGGAACATTTGAACGTGCGATAGAATCAAAGTTATCAAATGGCAGAATACAGCCACCCTCCCCTGAAGAACGAACTATTGCATTTAATCGCGTTCGCAGGGCTGCTACATGGACTGCCGTCACGCTTAGCGCATTGAAGCTAAACCAGGCTTACCTGCAAGCTACTGGCAGCAATCAAAAGGTCAATCTGGACAAGCCTATTCGTGGCGATTATATGGGTTACAAGGCGGCAGGTAAAGTGTATCGGATGCGCGGCTCTATGGAACTTATAGCCCTGCTTGCCAAGCTGGCCGCTGTCGGGAATGAAGTGACGAAAACAGGAAAGCCTAAGTTCGGACAACAAACCCCGGAAGAAGTAATGGGCAAGTATGCCGAATACAAGCTGACACCGGGAATAGGATTAGGCAAAGAGGTTATTACCGGCAAAGACGTGTTCGGGCGTCCGTCTGCTTGGTCTAGTCAGGCTGGAAGCGATAAGTTTCCCCGAAAGAACTGGATGGAAGAAGTCGGGCAGCAGACACCAATTTTCATGGGGCACGCCGTAAGTGCCTTCCATGAGGCTTTACGCGACAATGGCGTTGATACCCGCACGTCCATGAACGTCATACGCGCCATAACGAACAACCCACAGCTTGCCTACAAGGCGGCAACAGAAGCGGCTTTGGAGGGCGGTGCAGAGTTCTTTGGCGTCAATATCCAGCCCGACAGATACATAGGAAAAGACAAATGAGCCTTCTCCCCGGAATAGCCTTAGGCATAGCCATCATAATGGCTGTGCTTGTGCTGATTGGCTGTATCTACAACGACAATCGCAATCAGGACGACGAATAATTTATGCAATTACCAATGCCCAAAGGTCAAAGAGGCTTTAAGCCTAGCCCAAGATTTCATTTCAGCCATAACGCAGGCGTGCCGCCTATGGGCAAGATGCCAGCAAACGATATGCCGAGGCAGCCGTATTGGGACGGTGGCGTAGCCCATGAAGGCCAGTATCAGATGTATAATGACTCTGCTAATGACGGCGGCGGTGGCGGCGACTTGCCTCCTGCCGCGTACACTGGCCCAACGCCCACAAGTTCGGCTCCCGACCTTTCCCCTAGTCAAGGCGGCCCGGGTTCTTATCCGCCCGCTGGCCCTCCTCCACCGGATAATACCAACTATTCACAAGGCAGCATCGGCAACGGCACGCCGCCGCAGGGGATTGGCGACCTGGTTCAACCACCAGACCTGCCAGCCGTTTACAATGACCAGCCGATGCCGACATGGATGCGGTTTATGCCGCCTGCGGCTCAAGCGGCTTACTGGGCTGTTCGCGGGGTGCAGCGGATTGGCGACATGTACCATAACTCTCACCTGAACCAAGGTCAACCCGGCCAACAGCAACAGCCACAGGATGACGGTAGTGGCAACAGTGGCCTCGGTAGCCCGTTCCCTAAAGACCTTGGAGGTCTTGGCAAGCCAATGGGCTATTTCCCGCCTACTGGCGGCTTTGGCCATGACACCCGAAACGGATATGACCCAACTGGCCCTATGGGGCCGATTGGCACAAGCGGCATAGTTGACCCTAACTCCCCTGCTGGCGGCGGAAGCTTCTTTGGCGGCAGGGGTAGCCCGATAGTCCCTGGCAGCGGCTTCCTGAACAATGAAAGCAGCTTGCCAACCTTGGCTGGCGGGCATTCTGACTTAGGGGCTGACATAGCTTTGCACAGCGGCCGGTTCAGGGATGCAATAGCTAATGCCCCTTATCTTAACCCTAATTTCAGCATGGGCATGCCAAAAGGCATGGCTGGCGGCCAAGGCATTGGCGGGGGCGGGTTGCCTATGAAGCAGAATTTCTCCGATGGCGGAATAGCTGGGGAGCCTATATCTTCCAAGGGAACATCTCCTTTATTGTCAGAGCTAATTGCAATGGTCAATAATGACAACGATAAGCGGTATAAAGACCTCATTCGGAGAAATTTCACGGGAGGCAGAACCATGACCGACCAGGAGGTGGATTACAATGACCCTCGCGTGAAGGCCGTGCTGTCAGAGCTTGGGGCTGGCCCGAATCCCGCCCCGAACGAGGATAACCCCATTCCGTACTCCGATGGCGGGGTGGCGCAGGATGAGCCTATGCAGGATAACCCTGACTTAATGGCTTCTGTCTATCGCTACCTTGAAATGCTTAATGAGCACAAGCGCAGACGCGCCATGAACGAGGAGCCTAGCCCTACGCCAGAACCTACGCCCTCTCAGCCAATAGGCTTTCATTACGGCGGCATGGTTAAGCCCAAGATGGGCAAAAGCTATGCAATGGGCGGCGATGTCAGCCAAGTGCCTCCTATGCAGCAGTTGCAGGGCTACGGCACAGATACCGTGCCAGCAGCCCTTACTCCGGGAGAGCTAATTTTGAATAAGCAGCAGCAGGCAGCGGTAATGCCTAGACCCGGCATGAAGTCTAAATTGAAGCCTGAACAGCGTGCAGCTATTGAGATTGCTTTGCGGAAGAAGCAGGGCGCACAAACCGGACGCGTGTAGCTCCCATGTTGGGCGGTAGTGGCTTCGGCATAGCAAACACGCAGAAGTCCACTAAAGAGTTGCAGGCGGCCTTCAGCAGCCTCTGGCTGAAGTAGTAGTTAGACAGAGAGTTGAGCGAGTCTGTAGTGGTATGAAAAGGCAGGCCAAACACGGGGTCGCCCCGCTGCATACGGTAGAGCTTGCACCAAAGCCATTCATCTTGCGTGTCTATGGCCTTCTGGCGGGCTGCACGCCAACGGCTTGATTTCTTCCACTGTTTCATTTAGGCACATCAACCAAAGCCGACCATCTAGCCCAACTCATATTGCCACCGTCAATCTTCCACATATAAATTAGCTGCTCTCTAGTCAGCGGCTTAGTCTTAGGCTCCCTTTTGGGAGCCTTTTTCTTTGGCTTTTTCAATGGCTTCGGCTATCGCTGCGTCGAGTGCGGTTGTATCGCCAACCTTGGCTAACCAGTGACGCGCTATCGTAGCCTGCGCTGCCGCCAGTTGTGTGCGTAGTTGCTTGATAATCCTGTCCTTATGGTCAAGCTGAATATCGGCTTGCTTGCATTTCTCACATTCGCCCGTATTTTTCATACGCTAGGCAAACAAACCCCCTGCCGCATAACTGGCGGGCAAAAGCCCCTCTCAGCCCATACGCCGTAACGTTCTTTGCGGGCTACGCCTGCCTTCTTCTTTGCGGCATACACTTTGCGGGCATAAGCCGCCCTGAATGCTGGTTCCTGCCATTGGCTTCTTGTCATTTTGCTAATGCTTTCAGTACTCCCATTGTTGTCATTGCTGTTAGCCTGGTCAGTTCGCATACCCGCACGCCTTCGGCCCGCAGGAGTTGTAAGACTTTGGCTCTTTGCATACTATCGCTGCCGTCCCATGCTTTGCGGTTGTGTTTGCTTGCATGGACTATAATTGAAGGGCTGATGTTGCGGTCTTTGCAGATTGCAAGCATCCGGTCGAAAACAAAGTAATCGTCTATAAGTCACTCTTTCCGTTTACTGAGGGGAGGTCGCTGCGTCTTACTATCTCTAAGAAATCGTCCATTGGCAGAATGGCTATCCATTGCTTTCCATTTTGCTTGTGGGCTACAACAGGTATTCGGCTTACAATGGTTCCGTTTACGACAAGGCTCATGCCGTCGTAGGATGCCTGACTAAGCCATTTATAGGGCTGGCTAGCTTGGCATCGCTTTACTTCCCAGTGGATGCTTGGCAACTCTGGGCAAATCACGTCTGGGTTGCCTTGCTCCCCGCTGAACTGCTGGCCACGGCGGGCTTTGCAGTAGCCTGCTGCCCTGAGCACATCCCTGAACTCCCTTTCCCCTCGCTTGCCTTTTTGCCTTGCGTTTATTGGCATAACGCCTTCAGTGCCTCCTCTGCTGCCGCCAGTTGTGCTTTGAGTTGCTGGTTCTTGGCTATCTCGTCCAGAAGGATTAGCTTTTCGGCAGACTTTATCTCCCTCTCGGCGGCGAGTGCGGCGTTGTGCTCGTCCAGTCTCACAAACAATACGTCCTCTCCATTTATCTCTACTGCGAACGCTTGAGTGGGCGGCTCTCTACGCCCGATTCCAAGAGCTATCTCAATAGCTTTCTCGTATATCGCTCGTTCGCCTTCCGTCCACTGATGCTTCTTGTCAGCAAGGGCAACTCCGAGTGAATCGAGTGCTCCTACCACAATCTGGCAATCGCCCTCTGTCATTTTATTACCCTTTAACTCTTTAATTTCGTCCTTAAGCTGATTTATTTTGTCCCATGCTGGCCTTAGTTGTCTCTCGTAAGCGATTGCGGCGTTGTGGGCGTCGGCTATTAGCTTGAAGTCGCTAGCCGTGAACTGGCACATTTCCTTAACGTGCTCAGCCGTCCATTCGCCTGTCACGGGGTTGCAGGTAGCTTTGTCGTATTTATCGCGATACCTTGGGTCAAAGCCGGGGTCAACTTCGTTACTCATGGTTTCCTCCAATCTTGGCAAGCAGCGGCCAGTTGTTGCTTTAACTCGTCGCGCTCCATGAGCAGTTCCTTTGAGGACTCTAGTGATTTGGCAGCGAGTGCGGCGTTGGCCAATTTACAGATTGCCACAAGTGTTTCACGGCGAGGAAGCGATGGTAAGTCCTGCGCTTCCAGCCATTCCACCGTCCATTTTCCTGTTGAGGTATAGCCATCGCAATCGCATCCGTTTGGGTGGCCGGATTCAGTAAGTTCGCCTGTCGCGGGTTTGGGTTCGCTCAAGGTTGCACCGCCTTTGCGAGTGCGGCGTTGATTAGCTTGGACATTGCCCGAAGCTGAAGATCATAAGATGAATATCCACCTAGGTATTCGCGTAGCCGCTCCACCGTCCATTCACCTGTCGCGGTCCGGCGGCAATCGGGCTTATGCTTTCCGTCTGGTTCATTGCAGAATTTGCAGTTGCCACCTATCCACAATTCGCCTGTCGCCGGTTTGGGTTGGTCTTTCATGGTGTTGCATCTATCTCAGCCCTCTCGGCGACGAGTGCGGCGTTGATTGCTTTAGCTAGTGATTCAGTGTGATCAGGGAGGTAGCGTTCTACCCGCTCCGCCGTCCATTCGCCTGACACGGGAGGGTGCTTACCCCTCTCTGCAGCGAGTGCTTTCTCTAAGTCCTCGATTACCACGTTCCAATCGGCGCGTTTATCTTCCTCGGCGGCGAGCGCGGCGTTGATTTCTTTTAGTAGCCGTTCAACCTCTCTCTCAACACCACAATTCGTGTCAGGAACCCTATAATGATTTCCTGTTGGAGTAGTCAGCCATTCAACATCTTCACGTTCTGCCGTCCATTCGTCTGGCGCGGACTTGGGTTGTGCCATTTCCTGTTGTGTTCGGAGTTGTTGCAGTAACGTTTCGTGTTCGCCTGTCGCAGGTTTGAATTGTTGGCCTGCCTGACCTGTAGCGACTCCTGTGCGCTTGGAATCTACACCGTTTTGAAACGCTTTTGCGAGCTCGGCGTTGTGCTTGTCGGCTATTCGCCTGGCGGCAAGCTTGTCCATTGCGACAAGGCGTTGAACGCTTTCTTCTGTCCATTGATCTTTCATATTAGTTTGAACATTATTTGCCTGCCTGCGTCAGACTTGCTGATGCTGGAACAACTGTATAAATCCAACAGCGGCAACCGGCATCCCAGACGGCGGATTGGACTACGACTTCGCAGCCATTTGCTGCGATGCGAGCGACTTCGCCGTTGTCGAACAGGCGCGGCGGCACAGCCGTTCCCCCAGCGGGAGGGCTGTGCAGCCTTGGCCTGCCCGGTATGGCAGCCGAAAGGTATATGAATGAGACTATTAGCAGGGCTGCAAGGGCGGTTGGTTTCATGGTAGGCCGAGTTCGGTTTCCGATTTCTTGAGCAGTTTGATGTGCTCAGCCAGAGCTCCCTTATTCCAAAACCATTCCTGCCTTACGTGTTGGGCACGGAATCTATAATGCCTTCTATACTCAAGATTCCTGTCTCCCGGTTCTAGTCCGAGCATTACGGTGTCGGGGTTGAACGTTTGCGCTATCTTGAGGCGAGCGTGCGGATTCTTGCTCCACCCTATTTTCACCTGCCCGTTGCCGTCTCCGATGTAATAAACAAGGCCGGGATTCTCTATTCTGATCGCCCACCGAAGTGACGATTCCAGCCTGTCCCCTGTAGTTGCTAACATGTTATACACAGGCGACTTAATGCTCCATATATTGTCTGATGTTGTGGTTCCGCCTTTCGGAAAGAATCTTGCCGCTGCCTATGCAGGCCAAGCATGAATCGCAAGTTCTCCCGAAGCGTCCAGGCAGCATTGATTACCTGCTGTAATCCGAAGTGCGTGGCGTTAGAATCGCCGTTACACGGAACCTGTAGCGCCGTTTCCCTGATGCGGTCTATCTCGCGAATCAAAGATTCGCTGTTGAACAGCCACGGGTCGGGCAATGCTGTCAAAGATCCGCCGGAAGAATCGTCGCCCCGACTCGGCGGGACTATCTCCAGCGGCATCCTGTCCGGCTCGGCTACTGCATGTAAAGACGAAAGTTTAGTCATTGTCATATTCCTGCTGGTGCTTGTATATGTTGACCACTTCAGCAAACCTTTGCATGTAAGGCTCGGCTGGCTCTATCCTTAGCTTGCCGTCATTTGGGAACACGATTAGCTCATCTATTTCGCTTACTTCGCATTCTTCGTACGGTTGGCCGTCTGCCGTAAACAGGCCATTTTCCTCTACCTGTATGGCGTAGCCCCCGATCTGGACAAACTGGCTGTAGTAGCAGCCCTTTCGCTTGAAGTCTATGACAGCCGTGCTCCCGGTGGTCAGCAGTGCTCCGCAATCGCTAATGCCGCCTACCCAGAGTTCCTCACTGTAGCAATGTTTCTCTGACCATAGGAACTTCTGCACATGCTCAATAGCCCAGTTGGCGAACACTTCCACGGCTGGCAACAGCAGGCCGGGTAACGGAGCCTGCGGTGCGCCATCCTGGTCGTCTATGCAGGCTTGGACATAATGCTCAAGCGCCTTATGCGTGTTTGTGCCAGCGCTGGCCGTGTCTTTTAGCACCTTGGTATGTGCATGGTAGCAGGATTCCAGGAGTGCAACATATTCGTCTATGAGCATGTCTCGGATAATGTCCTGTTTGGCGCTTGCTGATTCCCGGCGTTCCTTGGCAGTTGACTTCTTACGGTTCAACCATCCCAGCGGTGTAAGCGCACAGCCAGCAGCCCAGTAAGTGAGGGGCTTTCCAAGTGCGCCTACGACCGTGGATGTCCCCATGAGCGGCTGCCCGTCAAGGGTGTGAATATGCTTCTCTGCATCAAACCTGTATTGGCTGACTACAGGGATTGTGGCTATGCTTACCATTTGACTATATGCTCCCTTGTTTCTTTATTGATTGCCCGTTTCTCCTGGAGCGTGAATGTATGGAATAGCATCCATAGCCACACTCCGAAACGAGTCTTGCATTCGCCAACCTTGCCGCCAGGAAATAGGTGCAGTTCCCACATGGCTAGAATACAGTCTTAGCTTCTTCAGCATTAAACAGCCGCTTGGCCTCTGCCGTAATGTCGGCTGGCTCATTGTAGATGAACCGTGCCACTTGCATGAGCACGTCAACCTTATCGCTGCCAGCCCCGGCCATTAACAGAGCGGCTACCTTCTGGCTTGCCATCCACTTGATCTCGGATGACTTGTCATCGCCGCCCCTGAAAGCCGCACTGGCATCATGGTGGCCGTTGCTGCTTGTGCTGACTGAGGTTGGCTTGCTGCCATCGGCTAGCTTGTAGTTGGTGTATTTGCCTTTCTGCTCGACACTGACTTGCGAGCCGACCTCAACTTCGTCAAAGCCGGTTGCTTTGCCGCCGTTGTCCAGGTCAACTGAATACATTGTCCACGGGCCTTTTGGGCCTTGGCCTTGCTTGAATACTGATTTGGATACTACTGTTGGCATTTGGTTTCCTTTGGTTGGTTGTTTGGTCTTCTGTTTCGATTCTGCTCCTGTGGCGTTGACCATCGGCAATTTGATGGCCTGTAGCCCAAGTCGTTATTAATCCTGTCCACCGACATCCTGCTGGCTGGCTTGTCTCCCATGTCGGACACGAAGTTAATAAATCCTTGCGGGTTGCTTCTGTGCCACCTAGCGCACACGGTGATGCCCCTGCCGCCGTAATCTTGATATTGGTCTCGCTTGGGGTTGTAGCACCTAGTATGCATGGAAACCCAGGAGCGGTATTCAGGGGTAGGTCTTCCGAATCTTGCGTATCCGTGCTTAGTCGAACAGGCCGACGCCCTCTCTCGCTGCAAGCACCCACAAGACTTTGTAGCTCCTGAGCGAAGCTGAATCCCAACTACGGTGGATGGTTTTCCACAATCGCATACGCAGCTCCATGTTGCGTGTCGGTGCTTATTCGTCCCGCCGAAGGCAACTACGACAAGGCGACCGTATCGTTTACCTATTTCCAATTTCGTAAGTGCGTGCATGGTTCTTGTGGTTGGGGGAGTGCTTGTCGCAAAGTAAAACGACGCTGCCGTCTTTGTTTTCAACCAGGTGGGTTCCGTAGCAAAGACATGCCGCGTTATGGTCGCAGAAGACACGCTCCCGCTTAATGAATCTGCAAAAGGCTCGTGTTAGCATGTTCACTCTAAGACCTCTCGGACATGGATGGCCGGAAGCCCATTAGGGCGAGTCCTAGCAACCCCAAAGTAATATCCGTTCTGAGGAGTCTGGGCCACCTCATCTTGGCTAATCCACCACTCACGCGGCTCAGGCTTTATACGGTATTCGTTTTCCAGCCAGTTCCAGTTAGGTCTGGTAATGTAAGTCCACTTCCCCGAGCACAACCGCATTTGAACTTGCTTGCCATCCACATAGCCCTGCATTACTGCTATTTGTTCTTTAGTTGTCATATATGTCATTCTCGTAAGCCTGCCTTGCTTCGTCAGGCGATATGTCCCAAAAGGATTCCCCGCCGACAGTGATGTCCTCTGTCGCATCGCCCTTAACCAGACTTGGCAGAGGTAGTGGCTTGGCCGACAACAGCACGGGGAAATTCATGGCAGTCTTGCCTCAGTTGGTGCAAACAAAGCCCGCTTAACCTTTAGCCGCATAAGCTCGCGTCTGACTTGCTTGATTCTGCGGTCGAAAAAGCGTTCTACTAGCCGCCGCTTAGGTTGTTGGTGGGCATGGAAAAGCGAGAGGTCTTGGGTTATGGTTGGGTATCTCATTGGTTGCTGGCTAATGCTGCGATCGCGGCAAAGGCTTCGGCGCTTGGCAGGTAGTCGGTCATGGCCGCTACCCAGATCATGTCGCGCTTGCCCATGAACTTGTCGCAGGCCCGATCTACAGCCGCCGTACTGCCGATTTCGTCCCGTTGGGGTAGGAATCCGCAGTGGGTTTTAATGCCGTCAACCAGGCCGCGATTCCATCCAAGGCTGTAAAAGCCGTTTACTTTGTCGAAATTGCGGGTTTCAATTGATTTTGCTAGGTTCTGGTAGGGTTTCATTGGTTTTCGTTGTTAGAACACTATTTATCAATGATGTTCAATGCGTCTAGTGCTTTTTTCAACTTTCTTTTTTACGCCACGTAAGGTTTTGCATTAAGGCAGTTTACAAAAGAAAAAACTTGTGAACGCCGAGCGATTCTGTCTTGTCTTATTGAAAATCGATCCTCTATGAAGAAAAAACAGATACGCCGACGCCTGCCGTTGGCTGAAGAAATAGCGGAAGTCGAAACACATGACCCGCGCAAGAACAGAAGCCTGACCATCAGTATGCTGGAGGAGGTTTACCTGAAAATCCTGATCGCCATGCGCGACGGGCCTTATATCAATCCGAGTGCCTACCTGAACGACCTTATCAGGCGCGACTGGCAGCGGAAAATCCCTGCGACAGACGCGCACGGGCATGAGGCCGACGCACCGGCGGACGGCCATCCGAAGCTTGGCTTTCAGCGGGACGGCAGGCCTTTCCTTGGCGCGTTTGCCGCTATCCTGCTTGCTGCTTCTACTATTGGCCATACTGCTTTGAGTTAAGGCTAACGCTTACGGAGCGAGTTAGAACGCTCCCAGTCGAGGATTATAGGTATCCCGGCTAAGTTCACCTGAAGCTCTATCCATGTCTGGATATATCCCAGCAGATAGGCGAACGGCTCATTGCTGCAATGGCGGCAGCCGCCATGCCCTACGTGCTGCAATATCCACTCGGCACAATGACTTGCCTCATGGGCAATGGCGCTCTTGGTAATCTCGCCCAACTCAAACAGAATATAGAATCCGTTTTTTCCATCAGAGTAAGTTCCGCCTTGGTTGCCTTCCATCCCGCCCTCTATCGCGCCGGTTGACTTCAGTCGTTTGTGCGTTTTGGATGGGTTGCGGGAAATGTAAAGGAGAACAACAGACCCATAGATGGGAATAGACAGTCTGCGCTTAAGCAAAAGGTTCGGTTCGCTCAGGCGCTTTTGCTCTTTGGTCATGGCTTGAGATGCTTAACCCCGCTGCTCCATGCCCCACAGCCCGTGCATTGGTAGCGTTCACGTTTGCCTGTCTTGGTATACACGTAGCCCCGCTTTTGCAGCTTATCGGCTTGGCAGGTTGGGCAGACGCCTCGCTTGTCAAAGCTGTCAAGGTTTACATGGCTGGTTGACCAAGCCCTGAGTTTCATATAAACGCCTTCAAGGAGCGTTATGTCATGCGCGTTATACTTCCGCATGGTCGCCCATGCCTTCTTATCCCCGCCGATGCACCCCAGCCATGTGTGCTTGCCTTCTGTCGGCAGTTTTCGGCCTATGTTCAGGTAGGTGGCGAGATCGTCCAGCCTGTTGCTGTCGAACTTGAAATGTTTGCGGGCTATCTTTAGAGTGTCAACGGTCTTGTAAGGGCTAGGCGGGTTTAGCCCGTGAAAGATGAACCGTGCATTGGACTTGCCTATGTCGAACCTGTCGCCGTTATGAGCTATGATGACATCGGCTGACTCTATCTCTTTCCAAAGCTGGTTGACTAAGGCCCGGTCATCTTGCTTGCTCTTGGCGTACAGCGAGGGGAAATCCGGCAAACAGAATGTCCGTGTCCCTCGCCTGCCAAGCTCCTTTACGGAGAAACTGAGCAAGAACCAGTCGTCTTTGACGGCTATGACATTCTGTTCCCAGATGCCCCAGACGTAGCCAAGGCTAGGCGCTGTCTCAAGGTCAAGCAGGATTACGCGGGGTTTCATAGTTCTTCGGTTATCACCCCGACAAGGTTTTTCGTGGAGTCCTTAAAGGGAACAACCAATTCCTCTAGCTTCTTATTCGGGCTCGATAAAAACAATGCTTGCTCTGCCTCGTCGCAATCCTCGCGCAAGGCTTTAATCCAGTAGCGTATTTTGTTTCTAGCTAGTTGCTTCATACCTTTGCCGACTCCTTCAAGTCTCTAACAATCATCCTGGCCATGTCAGCCATGAGCGTGTAAACTGTTTCGCTTGGGATTGGCTCGCTTCGGTTGCTGCCAAGCATGTAAACGTCATCCCAGTCTGCTGCCCTTGCTTGCTTCGCCAGTTCGCTATACTTGGCCGCCATAGTCTGATACTTCTTCTCAAGGGTGCTTGCCGCGAAGCCTCTTACCCTTGCTGGCTTTGGCGGGTGGCTGCGCATTTTGCCTGTCTGCCTTGGGTCGCCTGTTACCTTGCGGGCGGCTCGCCTGCCTTTGGTTGGGTCTATCCAGTCGTCTGCTGTCATAAGCTTAATTCCTTCTGCACCCGCTCAAGTTCCTGCGGCAAGTATTTTTTCCAAGCACGGGCGAAATCCCCGTGAACGTACCCCTTATGCACTTCGTCATCCCCTGTCCTGATGTTCTTAGGCTCTATGCCATAACGCTTTAGCGTCCTAGCTATCCAGCCCGCTGCGCCGTGCCAGTTGCCTTTGCTGTAGTCGCGTTCCCATTTGCTTGCCCAGGGCGCTTCTGATTCTTCGGCTATCAGTCTGCCGATGAGATCAAAGCTGGTAATCTTGCTTACTGTCTTTTCCTCAAATACGGCCCTAATGCTTCGTAGCAACTTTGTGCCCTCTGAATCTTCAACCTGCTGGCTAAACGCTGCCACAGCAGCCTCGCGGGCTTTGTCGGCCCATTCTGGCCCGGCCATGTCTGCCACGGCCAATAGCGGCTCGACTATGTCAATCTGCCTGCCGTCTTTGATTTCTTCGGGCACGATCGGCCTGGCTCTGTGCAATGCTTCAAATGATTGCTTGGCCCAGATAGCCAGAAAGGTTCTGATATGCGCGACTTCAGCGGGTATCTCGCGGGGCCTGAAGATTGCCGCCCTGTCGCCAGGGTCTTGCCGCGCCATGTGGATATGGATAGCCCGGCTTGCGGTTGTTTCGTCAACCATGTTGCCAATGCCCGCGAAAGCTTTAGGGCAAAAGGTTCCGAACTTCTCAGGCTTTGCACTTTGGCCGATGCACCTGATACAGACAGCGCCGTACTGATAGCCAGAGTTAAGCACGCCAACTATCGGGTCTTCGCCGCCGTGAGCGAAGAACTTGTCCACTTCGTCAATGAGCAGCACGGGCTGGTCTGCGCTGACGCTTCGGAATAGTGCCGCTTCGCTTATGCTTACGATAAGCGAGTCGCCAAGCACGTTATCGCACAGGGCCAGCAAGCAACGTAAGACTTGTGTCTTGCCGCAGTTCTGCTCCGGGCCTCGGCTCATCAGGTAAGGCGTGCAGTAGAATGCCTTCCAGACGTAGGAATAAGCAACCCATATGGCAATCATGTTGGCGTGCCAGTCTTCAGGGAATTTAATGTATTTCAGAAGGAACGCGGTTGTGGCGTCCAATGCTTGTGGCAGGGTGGTAATTTGAGCGGGCGCTGAGTTAGGTGCATCCCCTTCTACCTTCAGCGCCACTAAGCTAGCCTTTTGGCTGGGGTTGTGGGCCGCATGACTGCCGCTCAAAGTCTTGCCGGGTATCTCATCAGCCTCCGGATCTATGGGGCGTGCTAGTATTTTGGCGAGCATACTCATAGGGTCTCCATGTGCGTAACTTGCTGGTCTATGGCCCGGACGCGATATACGTTGGCGTTCTTGTAGTCATCGCGGTGATCGTGCAGCCATGTTTCAAGCTCATGCTTGACCGTGAATGCTGATACAATCAACCCTAGGTCGCAATTAACCACATAGATGTAGGCGCTTCTCATACGTAAATCTTCTTTGCCTTCCCTTGCACTACCCGTAGATAGTTCTTTAGCTGCTGGATTGTGCCCCAGTAAAAGCCTTCAGTTGCAAGCCTGTCGCCAACAGGGTCGCCGCTCTTGTGCTCGTTTATGCTTTCAGGGTCAACGGCTTTTAGCATCTTGATGACTTGCTCAAGCCTGAGCTTGTCTTCGATCAGCCTTGTCGGGTCGTTGAAGCGGGTCATTGCTTGTCAACTCCCGGCCACTTGCCATCTAAGATCAGCACGCCAATCAGGTTGTAGTTTGCCCCGTCCATGAATGTGTCTCGCAGGGCTTCGTTGTTTGGCGTTGCCCCTGTCTCAAGCAGATGCGTAATCCGTGCAAGCTTGTCGTGCAGGCGCACGGCTAGGCCCATTAGCGGGCCACCAGGGGCGTTGGCTATGTTCTTTGGCCCGTAGTCTGCGTGCTTGCGTAGTAGCAGCACTTCGGCCTCTTTGAATACTTGGGCAACATCGGCGTCAAAGCCGCTGGGGTTGACCATGATCGCGGGAGGGTCGTCCTGTATGATATATTTATTCATTGATCGTAAGCCAGTTGAAAATGCGTCTTATGACAAAGCCTCGGACAAGGCTGACAGCCGTGAAGATGGCCGTAATCCGCACATTGTCCGAATAGCCAAGGCCGGGAATAAGCCATCTGGTCAGCAGCAGGGCCGCAACAAAGCCGATGGCGATGTGCGTGGCTGTCTCAGCTAGGCTGGCTGTGCGGCTTTGGCCTTTGCTTGAGGCTATCTTGGCCAGCTTTGTGTCTACGTATTGCTTAAGCTGGAAGTCCTCTGTCACGCTCACACTGTAGGGCAA